CCGGATTTGCCCGAGCTACCAAGCTCCACGGCGAGTACCACGAAACCTGAAGCGGACCTCAGCCGCTTCCAAGGCACCCGGGAAGAGCAGCTCGCACAGGCGCTGGCCGAAGACCCGAGCCTGGCTACGCCCCTCGGGCCGATCAAGCGGCCCAAGATGCTCGCGCAGGCTGAGATGGCCAGCCGCATCCTCGCGCGCCGGCGTTTCCTGCCGTTCGTGCAGCGCATGAACGACCGCTACGACGCTGGCTGGGTCCACAAGGACATCTGCGAGCGCCTGGAGCGCTTCAGTGACGCCGTGGCGGCCGGCAAGAGCCCGCGGCTGATGCTGCTGATGCCGCCTCGGCACGGCAAGAGCGAGCTGGCCAGCAAGAACTTCCCGGCCTGGCACCTCGGGCGCCACCCGGACCACGAGTTCATCGCCTGCTCGTACAACTTGAGCCTGGCGATGGGCTTCAGCCGCAAGGTCAAGCAGATCATCGACGACACGCTCTACAAGTCGGTGTTCGACGTGGGCCTGGACAAGAACAACCAGTCCACGGAAGAGTGGGCCATCGCCGGCCAGCGCGGCGGGTATGTGGCCGCCGGCATCGGCGGGCCGATCACCGGCAAGGGCGCGCACGTCCTGGTGATCGACGACCCCGTGAAGAACGCCGAAGAGGCCGACTCGGGCGACGCCCGCGAGAAAATCTGGGAGTGGTACTTGTCCACCGCCTACACGCGCTTGGCCCCTGGCGGCGGCGTGCTGGTGATCCAGACCTGGTGGCACGACGACGACCTGGCCGGCCGGCTGCAGCAGATGATGGCGGCAGCGCAGGAGGACGACGAGGATGTCGACCAGTTCGAGGTCGTGAAGTACCCGGCGCTGGCCGAGCACGACGAGTACCTGGAGTCGACCACCGGCAAGATCGTCCAGGCGATCCCGGCCCTGGAGGACATGCCCGCTGGCGCGCAGTACACGCTGCTGCGCAACAAGGGCGACGCGCTGCACCCCAGCCGCTACCCGGTCAAGGCACTGAGCAAGATCAGGGCGCTGAACCGCAAGAGCGACGGCAGCGACGGCCGCTGGTGGAGCGCGCTGTACCAGCAGAACCCCGTGCCCGATGACGGTGTGTACTTCTCGAAGGAGCAGTTCCGCCGCTCGCCGCCGCCGCACAAGAGCCGGGCGAATGTGCTGATCGCGTGGGACTTCGCGATCAGCGAGAAGAAGCAGAACGATTGGACTGTGGGCACCGTCGGGCTGCAGGATGAGAACGACGTGCTGCACATCGCGGACGTTGTTCGCTTCCGCTCGCAAGACGCGTTCTTCATCGTTGAATCTATTTTGGATCTTGCTGCGAAATGGTACAGTCCGACCCTAGTTCTGGGGTTTGAAGACGGCCAAATCTACAAGGCCATCAGCGCTGTTCTGAAGAAGCGGATGCTGGAGCGCAAGGTGTATCCCTCGATCCAAGTGCTCACGCCGATCACCGACAAGATGGCGCGGGCACGGGCGATTCAGGGGCGCATGCAGCAGGGCATGGTGAGCTTTGCCACCGACGGCGATTGGTACGACGTCGTGAAAGCCGAAATGCTCCGTTTCCCGGCCGGCGTGCACGATGACTGCGTTGACTCGCTGGCCTGGGTGGGCCATCTGGCCATCCAGAAAGCCCCGCCGCAGAAACCCAAAGCGCAGGAGGTCAAGTCATGGCGGGATCAGCTGAAAGCTCTGTCTCGGGTCAACGTCGGGCATATGAGCGCATGACGGCCGAGCAGTTCGTCTGGTGGTTGCGCGGTTTCCTCTCCGCCTCCTGGGCCGAGAACGCGCCGCTGCCCAAGGCAGACGTGAAGATCATCCAGGAAGCGCTCGACCGCACCGGCCCGCTGCCGACACAGCCGCCGGCTGTACCCCCCAGCGTGTTCGAGCAGAAGTGCCCGCGCTGCGGCACCTCTGTGTCGCTCGGCAGCGGCCTGCACCTCTGCAACGGGAAGTTCGGGCTCGCGCAATGAGCCTCAAACCCAGCCCCGTGACCGCCGCCGTGCGCCAGTTCCTGTTCGAGCTGGTGTTCGCCAGGGAGAAGGCGCGATGAGCTACGCCTGTGCCGAGCTGATCGCCCGCTGCTTCGCGGCGCGCACTGCCGCCCACTACCTGCACTTCCGCGCCAACTCGTACGCGCAGCACGTCGCGCTCGATGGGTTCTACACCGAGCTGCTGGACGCGACTGACCGCTTCGCCGAGTGCCACATGGGCGTTGAGGGGCAGTTCAAGAAGTTCCCCACTGTGCCGCTGCAGCAGGACTTGAGCCCGACCGAGCTGCTGACGGACCTGCACGACTGGGTCACCAAGCACCGTACTGAGTGCGCCGACGGCAGCACCGAGCTGGCCAACCTCATTGACGAAATCCTCGCCGTCATCGACCGCTCCTTCTACAAGCTGAAATTCCTCAAGTGAGGCCCGCCCCATGCCGCTGAACACCTCCGAAGCGATGAAGGTCTGGTATCGGTATGCCTGGTGCCGCGACAACGGCCACAATCAGTTCGTCGACAAGGCGGACCTGTGCGACCGCTTCTTCCGGGGCGATCAGTGGTCGGCCACCGACCTGCAGACGCTGCGCCGCCAGCGCCGCCCCGCGCTGACGATCAACAAGATTCTCAGCACCCTCGCCAACGTGATGGGCGAGCAAATCTTCAACCGCAACGAAATCAGCTACCGGCCGCGCCGCAAGGACTCGGCCGAGACAGCCACGGTGCTGACGAAGGTGTTCAAGCAGATCAGCGACCGCAACCAGCTCGACTGGAAGCGCAGCGACATGTTTGCCGACGGCGCGATCACCAGCCGCGGCTTCCTCGACGTCCGCATGGAGTTCGACAAGAACATGCAGGGCGACGTCGTCATCGAGAACTTGAACCCGAAGAACGTCATCGTCGACCCGGACGCCGAACAGTACGACCCGGACACCTGGAACGAGGTCTTCACGACCAAGTGGATGACCGCCGACGACATCGTGCTGCTGTACGGCAAGACCGACGGCGAAGCGCTGCGCAACCGCGAGCAGAGCTTCTTCCCCTACGGCTACGACTCCATCCAGTCCACGCGGGACCGCTTCGGCGACCGCTTCAACCCGGCCTACCCGGGCCCGTTCGACCAGTCCAGTGTGCAGCGCAACATGCGCGTGATCGAGCGCCAGTACCGCACGCTGGACCGGCAGAAGCACTTCTTCGCGCCGCAGACCGGCGACATGCGCGAAATCCCGAAGGAGTTCGGCCGCGACAAGATCGCCTGGTTCGTCGAGAAGTACGGCTTCCAAGTCATCCCCCGCCTGGTCCACCGGATCAAGTGGATCGTGGTGTGCGACAACTTCGTGCTCAAGGACGAGTGGAGCCCGTACAAGCACTTCACCGTGGTGCCGTACTTCCCCTACTTCCGCCATGGCAAGACCATCGGCCTGGTCGAGAACCTGATCGGCCCGCAGGAGCTGCTGAACAAGACGTCCAGCCAGGAGCTGCACGTCATCAACACCACTGCCAACAGCGGCTGGAAGATCAGGGCCGGCTCGCTGGTCAACATGTCCACCGAAGAGTTGGAGCAGCGCGGTGCTGAGACCGGCCTGGTGATCGAGGTCAGCGGCGATGTCGACAAGGACATCCAGAAGATCACGCCGAACACGGTGCCCACCGGCCTGGACCGCGTCACCTACAAGGCCGAAGAGCACATCAAGACGATCAGCGGCGTCAGCGACTCGATGCAGGGCCACGACCGCGAGGACGTGGCGGCCAAGGCGATCCAGGCCAAGCGCCAGGCCGGCAGCACGAACCTGGCCAAGCCGCTGGACGCGCTGGTGCGCACCGACTTCATCCTCGCGCGCAACGTGCTGGACTTGGTGCAAGAGTTCTACTCCGAAGAGCGCGTGATGACGATCACCAAGGACCGCATCACCGGCGACACCGAGACGTTCACCATCAACGAGATGTCCCCCGAGGGCCACGTCGCCAACGACCTGACCCTGGGCGAGTACGACGTGGTCATCGGCTCGGTGCCGCAGCGCGAGACCTTGGAGGACAGCCAGTTCGATCAGGCCGTGGCGCTGCGCGAGCTGGGCGTCGAAATCCCCGACGAGGTGCTGATCGACGCCAGCCGCCTGGTGGACAAGAAGGGCGTGATCGAGAAGATGCGCGCCGGCCAGGACTCGCCCGAAGCGCAGGCTCAGCGCGAGCTGCAGCGCCGGGGCATGGAGGCCGAGGTCGGCAAGACCGAGGCGGAAATCGCCCAGAAGCACGCCGACGCCGGCCTGAAGCAGGCCAAGGCCATGAAGGAAGGCGTGGCCGCCAAGAAGGAGGCGATCACGCCGCCGGAGGACAACGGCATCGGCGTGAAGCTGATGACCGCCCAGGCGGACATCGACATTAACGAGCGCAAGTTCGAGCAGGAAGCCAGCCTTGCCGAGCGCAAAGCGGACCTGGACGAGCGCATCAAGCTGCGCGAGGCTGAGCAAGACGCCCACTTGAAGGAAGAGCAAGCCGCCACGGAACGCATGCTCCGCGTGCAGAACGCCAACAACCCCCAACCCCAAGGACAAACGCAATGAAGCTGCACTGGATTTTCAACCGCTACCTGCGCCCCGCCGACGACGGCGCGGACCTGGGCGGTGGGGCCGTCGACCGCGGCGACGACTTCACCCCCACCGGAGCGGATGCACCCAAGGGCGCCGCGCCCGAGGTGAAGATCACCGCCGAAGACCTGGACAAAGTGCCGAAGACCAAGGTGAAAGCCGAAGCACCGGCGCCCGAGGACGACGACGTCGATCCCGACGACCCGGATGCCGACGACGAGCCCAAGGCCGACAAGAAGCTCAAGAAGGACACCCGCATCCCGCTGGCGCGGCACAAGGAAATCCTGGCCAGGGAACGCACACAGCGCGAAGCTCTGGAGCGCCAGCTTGCGCAGACGAAGCAGGCCGAGACCATCGCCGCGACGAACGAGCAGCTCACCGCCGCCGAGAACAAGTTGCTGGCGCTGGAGAAGGAGCACGCCAAGCTCATCAACGACGGCGAGTACGACAAGGCCGCCGCCAAGATGGGCGAAATCCGCCTCACCGAGCGCGGCATCAACGAGTCGCGCACCACGTTCGCCATCCAGGCGGCCGAGGCGCGCGCCTACGAGCGCGTGCAGTACGACACCACGGTGGAGCGCCTGGAAGCGGCCTACCCGGCGCTCAACGAGGACCACGACGACTTCGACAGCGACCTGATGGCCGAGGTGGTCGAACTGCGCGACGGCTTCGTGGCCACCGGCAAGTACACCCGCGCCCAGGCGATCAAGAAGGCCGCCGAGACCCTCATGGGGGCCAAGACCGTGCGCCAGCAGGCCGCCGTGAACACCGAGGTGCGCGTGGACAAGGACGCCGTGGCCAAGGCTGCAGCTGCCGAGCGTGCCGCCACCCAGCGCGCCAAGAACGGCAAGGTCGCCGCCGCCCAGCCGCCCAGCACTGCCCAGGTCGGGGCCGACCACGACAAGCTGGGCGGCCAGATCACTGCCGAAGCGGTGATCAAGATGAAGCACGACGACTTCGTCAAGCTGCCCGACGCCGAGCTGGCCCGGCTGCGCGGCGACGAGCTGTAACCATCCCCACCCCACAAGGACCATCATGGAACGCATCGAATCCCCTCGCACCGACGTCGCCATCGAGCAACTGATCCGCTCGAAAGGGTTGAACGCCCCCCGTCTGCGCCCGTCGGACCTCGACGCCAACATCACCCACACCGACTTCGTGAAGCACGTCTCCGCTGGCGGCCAGGTGCTGCGCTGGTGCGTACTGACGACCCGCAGCGGCTTTGCCGTCACTGGCCGGCCCAGCGTCAGCGTCTCGCCCGAGAACGACGACGTGGAAGTGGGTGAGCGCGTCGCCTATCAGAACGCCAAGAACGAGTTGTGGCCGCTGATGGGCTACGCGCTCAAGGAACGGCTCGCCGTTGTCTGACATGCGCTACTTCCACCGCATTGGTGCGTATGAGCAAATGGCCCCGCGCTGCGGACTGTTCATGCGCCGACCTGAAGAACAGTCAAAGCGAGCCGTTGGCGCTGTCGAGTTGGTCGTGTTGATCCCCTGGGGCGTTCGTCGGGAGTTTGTGGTCGGGTACGGCCCCGAAACAGTCGTCGATCGCCCAACACGTTGGTTCCGCCTGTCCTGGTACTTGCCCGCCTCATGCACTGAGATGGCGAAGAAGAAGCGTTGGCGCTATCGCTGGCTCGGAGCAGCAGAATTTGCGACCGGCGTCGAGGGTCGCTCCCTGCTCTGACCGCACCCAGCGCGCAAATACCACGGCCTGCACTCGCAGGCCGTTCTTTTTTGGATTAGACTTCGAGTCCATCGGATTCAGGCTGGGTTCACGAGAGCAACCCGCACGCATCGTTGGTCGTGACGAGACACGGCAAGGCGGCCCAAAGGCCAAACGTCTTGTTCTGATCCCGAAGGAGGTGCCTCATGGCACTCACCAACTTTGCCCTGCTGACCAACGAGCAGAAGACCATCTGGTCGATGGACCTGTGGAAGCAGGCGCGCAACATGAGCTTCGTCAACAAGTTCCTGGGCAAGGGCCCGGAATCGTTGATCCAGCACATCACCGAGCTGAAGCAGTCCGAGAAGGGCGCCCGCGCCGTCATCACGCTGCTGGCCGACCTGACCGGCGACGGCGTGGCCGGCGACCGCACGCTGGAAGGCAACGAAGAAGCGATGCAGACCTTCGACCAGGTCATCCGCATC